CTTTAGAGTTCCAGCATCTAAGATTACAAAAAAGAATATGTATGAAACTGTAGATGATGAACTTACAGGATTAGATACCACTATAGACTGGAAGAATACAGATGACAACTCTTATGATGGGGAAAAATTATTACTACTTGTGCATGATGAAAGTGGTAAATGGATAAAACCTAACAACATACTTAATAACTGGAGGGTAACTAAAACTTGTTTACGTTTAGGAAGTAAGATTATAGGAAAATGTCTTATGGGGTCTACATCAAATGCTTTAGACAAAGGAGGTAGTAATTTTAAAAAGCTTTTTGAGGATTCAGATATAACAAAAAGAAACGCCAACGGACAAACCAAAAGTGGAATGTACAGTTTGTTTATACCTATGGAACTAAACATGGAAGGTTTTATTGATGTATATGGACATCCTGTACTCAGAAAGCCTTTTGATAAAGTTAAAGGAGTAGATGGTGAGTGGATTACAAATGGCGCTATAGATTATTGGCAGGCAGAAGTTGACTCATTGAAATCAGATGCAGATGCACTTAATGAATATTATAGGCAGTTTCCAAGAACAGAATCCCACGCATTTAGAGATGAAAGTAAATCGTCTTTATTTAATCTAACTAAAATATACCAGCAAATTGATTATAATGATTCTTTAATTATGGAGCATCATTTAACAAGAGGCGGTTTTTATTGGGAGAATGGAATAAAAGATAGTAAAGTAATATTTAGTCCTGATAAAAGAGGTAGATTTTTAATAAGCTGGTTTCCTCCAAAAGGATTGCAGAATAATGTTATAACAAGAAACGGTATAAATTTTCCAGGCAATGACCATATTGGAGCTTTTGGATGTGACTCTTATGATATATCTGGAACAGTAGGGGGTGGAGGTTCAAATGGAGCATTACACGGTATGACTAAGTTCAGCATGGAAGAAGCTCCTGCAAATGAGTTTTTTCTACAATATGTTGCCAGACCACAGACAGCCGAGATATTTTTTGAAGAAGTGTTGATGGCTTGTGTATTTTATGGTATGCCTATACTTGTAGAGAATAATAAACCTAGATTATTATACCATTTTAAGAACAGAGGATATAGGGGATTCTCTATGAATAGACCAGATAAACATATAAGTAAACTATCAAAAAGTGAAAAAGAACTAGGAGGCATACCTAATAGTTCTGAAGATGTAAAACAGTCTCATGCAGCTGCTATTGAATCCTATATAGAAAAGAATGTAGGAATTGATTTTGAAGGCGATTTTAGAGAGGCAGGAGATATGGGTTCTATGCTGTTTACCAGGACTTTAGAGGACTGGGCAAAGTTTGATATAAACAATAGAACAAAGTATGATGCGAGTATAAGCTCTGGACTTGCGATTATGGCAACACAACGCCATATGTACCAAGTTGAGAAAAAACAATCAAAAATAAAGCTTAACTTTGCAAGATATAGGAATAAGGGAACGATAAGTGAATTAATTACATAGATGAAAGATGTTAAAATAGACATTGCATCTGTAGGTTTTCCTAGCCAATTTGTTTCTGATGCTGAAAAAGCAACGGATGAATTTGGTTTGCAAATAGGACAAGCCATTCAATACGAATGGTTCAAGAAAGATGGAAACCAATGCAGATATTACAATCAATGGAGAGACTTTCATAGACTGCGTTTATATGCAAGAGGCGAGCAGTCTATAGCAAAATACAAAAACGAAATAGCAGTAGATGGAGACTTGTCTTATCTAAATTTAGATTGGACACCTGTTCCTATTCTTCCAAAGTTTGTTGACATAGTCGTTAATGGTATGCAGGACCGAGAGTTTAAGGTCAAAGCATTTGCGCAGGATGCATTATCGCAAGCTAAAAGGAGCAAATACCAAGATATGATTGAGGGTCAAATGGCTGCTAAAGATGTACTATCTACCATTCAAGAACAAACTGGAATAGACCCATTTATTATGGACCCTGATGAGCTTCCTGCTTCAGATGAGGAGCTTTCCTTATATATGAACCTCAACTATAAACCTGCTATTGAGATAGCAGAAGAGGAAGCAATAGATACCATGTTTGAAGAAAACCATTATGTTGACATCAGAAAGCAGTTAGATTATGATGCTATGGTTTTAGGAATGTCTGTGGCAAAACATGAGTTTTTACCAGGAGCTGGCGTTAAGATATCTTATGTAGACCCATCTAATGTAGTATACAGCTATACAGAAGACCCTCATTTTAAAGACTGTTTTTATTGGGGTGAAATTAAAACAATTCCTATAGCTGAGTTAATGAAAATTGACCCTACTCTTACAAGAGAAGATTTAGAAGAAATATCTAAATATAGTCAGAGTTGGTATGACTATTATAATGTTGCTCAGTTTTATGAGAATGATATTTTTTATAGAGACACCTGTACGCTAATGTATTTTAATTATAAAACCACTAAAAAGATGGTTTATAAGAAAAGAATACTAGATAACGGTGGCTCTAAGATGATTGAAAAAGATGACACTTTCAACCCTCCAACAGAAATGCTTGAAGAGGGTAATTTTGAAAAGATAGAAAAAACAATTGATGTTTGGTATGATGGTGTAATGGTAATGGGAACAAATATTATCTTGAAGTGGGAACTTGCTAAAAATATGGTTAGACCAAAGTCATCATCACAACACGCATTACCTAACTATGTGGCTGTAGCGCCAAGAATGTACAAAGGAGTTATTGAGTCTTTAGTAAGACGAATGATTCCTTTTGCTGATTTAATACAGATAACACATTTAAAACTTCAGCAAGTAATTGCTAGAACAGTACCAGATGGAGTATATATAGATGCAGATGGATTGAATGAAGTAGACTTAGGTACAGGAGCGGCATACGACCCTTCTGATGCATTGAGGTTATATTTTCAAACTGGTAGTGTGGTAGGTAGAAGTTATACACAAGATGGCGATTACAATCAAGGCAAAGTGCCAATACAACAACTTACCAGTAGTTCAGGAGCTTCAAAAACACAAATGCTTATAGCAAACTATAATCATTACTTAGATATGATAAGGTCAGTAACTGGTCTTAATGAAGCTAGAGATGGAACTACTCCTGACCCAGACTCTTTGGTTGGCGTACAAAAGCTAGCAGCGCTAAATTCAAATACTGCAACTAGACATATATTAGATGGAAGTTTATATATATACAGAAGTTTAGCAGAAGCTTTAACTTATAGAGTAGCCGACATATTAGAGTATGCTGATTTTAAAGATGACTTTATAAATAAAATTGGTAAATACAATGTAAGTATATTGGGTGAAATATCTGATTTATATATTTACGACTTTGGTGTATTTATAGAACTCTCTCCAGACGAAGAGCAAAAAGCTATGCTAGAACAAAACATACAGATGGCTTTATCTAAACAAGATATTAATCTTGAAGATGCTATTGATATAAGAGAGATTAAGAACTTAAAACTAGCTAACCAATTACTAAAAGTTAAAAGGTTGGCTAAACAAGAAAGAGATGAAAAGATGGCTATGCAGAAACAAGCTATAACTGCACAGCAGCAGCTTAAATCTCAAGAAATGGCTGCACAAGTAGCGCTTCAAAAGATAGAGTTAGAAACTCAATCTAAAATGAAAATCAAACAAGCTGAAATAGCTTTTGAGATTGAAAAGAATAAAAATGAAGCCGCTCTTAAATCACAGCTAATGCAACAAGAGTTTAATTATAATCTGCAACTTCGTGATGTAAGCGAACAAGCGTTAGCATTCAGAGAAGGAGCAAGAGAGCAAGCTAAGAGCGATAGAATTAGTCAACAAAATAGTGAGCAAAGTAAATTAATAGCACAACGTAAAAATAATTTACCACCTCAAAATTTTGAATCTAATGAAGATAGCTTAGATGGTTTTGATTTATCAGAATTTGAGCCAAGATAATGTCACAAAAGTGCATTAATATTTTAAGTAAATTTGTAACGAAAATTAAATCTAATGGAATTAAAAGTAAGAGCAGTTGAATCTGTTGAAGAAAAATCAGTGCAAGAAGTTGAAAAAGAGCTTCTGGAAAAGCACGAAGAAAAAATAAATGAAACTTCTAATGAAGAAACTCCACAAGTAAAGATGGATTTTGGAGAAGAAGCTAAGGTTAAAGAAACTGAGGTTCAAGCAGAAGAAGTTACAAAAGAAGAAAGTGTCGTAGAAGACACTTCTGAAAAGACAGAAGAGGTGGCTCAAGAGCCAGCTGAACTGTCAGAACAAGAAGTTCTTTCATATATTGGAAAAAGATACGGTAGGGAAATTAATTCATTAGACGAATTAAATGCAGCTAGAGAAGAAGCTGAAAAGCTTCCAGAAGATGTTGCAGCCTACTTTAAGTATAAAAAAGAAACAGGAAGAGGTATTGAAGACTATGTTAAATTACAAAGAGACTTTAGTGCTATGCATCCTGATTCTTTGCTGCGTGAATATTTAACAATAACAGAAGGAGAGGGATTAGACCCTGAAGATATAGACTCGTTAATGGAAGATTATTCTTTTGATGAGGAAGTAGATGATGAAGCTGCTATTAAAAAAATCAAGTTAGCAAAGAAAAGAACTATTGCCAAAGCAAAAAAATTCTTTAACGAACAGAAAGAATTATATAAGCAGCCCCTTGAGTCGAGTTCGGCTGCCAATCCTCAAGCTCAAGAAGAAGTACAAGCTTATAGGCAATACTTAGAATCTGTTAAAACTCAACAACAAGAGGCAGAGGTTAAGCGTGATTGGTTTGTAAAAGAAACCAATAAAGTATTTACAGACAACTTCAAAGGTTTTGATTTTGTTATTGACGACAATACGTTAACTTTTTCTCCTGGTGAAACAGCTACAATAAGAAAAAACCAAGAAAACGTCATGAATTTTGTAAATAAATTTCTTGACGATAAAGGTTTAATTAAAGATGCAGCTGGATACCATAGAGCTTTAGCAATTGCGATGAATCCTGATAAGTTTGCCAGGTTCTTTTATGAACAAGGCAAATCAAATGCTACGGAAGATGTTATGCGTAAGACAAAAAATATTGAAATGTCAGAACGCAGAGCGCCAGAAGTAACAAACAAAGGAGGATTCCAAGTTAAGTCTGTAAACCCTGATTCAGGGCGAGGCTTAAAAATT